GCGTATTGTGCGTTTTTATACGATCAAAATCCCGATTTGGAAAAAGCAGCAAAAGGTATCCTATGGCCAAGGCGAATCCTTTAACAGCACGGTTAACGAATAAAGTCATTATCCAGGCATTTACTGATACCGTTGATGCTTCCGGTGGTCCAACTGGAACGTGGTCAACATACATTACACGATGGGCATAAATGGTTCGGAGTATTTCGCATCACAACAATTAACCGTCGATATTAATGTTCGAATTCGATTGCGGTGGGATTCACAAGCGACATTAATAACCAGTAAGCATCGTGTCCTATGGGGGGCGCGACTTTACGATATTAAAACCGTTATAAATCAAATGGAACGTAACCGAGAAATCGTTTTAATGTGCCAGGAATCGCCATGAGTTTAAATATCAAAGTTACCGGATTACGGGAACTGAACAAGAATTTAAAAAAATTAAAGGGACGACAAGCCCAAAATGTTATAGCGGCATCATTACGTGCTGGTGGTCGAGTGATTGTCAAGGAAGCGCGAACACGTCTGGATCCCGAATACGAAACATTAAGTAAATCATTAACGGTTAAAGTTAAACGTCGGCGCAGTCCTTATGTCTTAAATGCTGTTATTGGTCCAACAACAGGACGTAAAGCAAAGTTTGATGGATGGTATGCACATTTTGTTGAATTTGGTGTGGATCCACATGAGCTAACAATCAAAAGCAAAAAAGTAATGAATATCGGTGATGATAATTTTGCAACAACAGCAAGTCACCCTGGTATTAAAGCAAAGCCATTTTTAAGACCGGCAGTCGATTCAACATTACGCCAAATTGAAAAAGCATATTCTAAAAAAATGTGGGAAGGAATTCGAAAGCTACTACGATGACAATTGAAGCCGATATTTTAACAGTATTAAATAATCATAGCGGATTATCGGCATTGGTTGGTCAACGTAACTATAGTGTTAACCTGCCGCAAAATCCGGTTTATCCGAATACTGTCAACATGAGGGTTTCAACAAATCCATCTAACTCATTAACCGGGCGAAATGCATTAAGTAACATGCGCGTCCAAATTGATGCACGTGGATTAACGCTTGATGATTCAACACTAGTATTTAAACAAATCGTTGATGCTATGGAAAAAACTATTTTATTTAAAGCATTGTATTTAACAAGTAATCATATACCGAAAGAAAGTCAAACAGAAACCTATCGAATATCCATCGATTTTTCAGTCTGGTTTTACGATCAATAATAAGGAGTAGATAAAAATGTCAGTTAACGCACTCGCTAGTCAAGGCATGACTTTAAGCGTATCGGATAATGCATCACCGGAAGTTTTTACAGCTATTTCCGATCTTGAAGAAATTAGTGGTCCCGATGGTTCAGCCGGGGAAATTGAAGTTACCGATTTATCATCTACTGCAAAAGAGTTTAAACGAGGTTTGACGGATAACGGTAGTGTTTCTACTACCATGATGTACATTCCAACAAACGTACAACATGCGCAGCTTCGTAGTGATTTTAACAGTTCTGTCGAAATTTCACGTAATTATAAAATTACATTTACCGATAGTCCAAATACTGTATGGACTTTTTTAGGTTACGTTTCAACTTTTGCAGTCACTAATGGTCTAGATGATAAAACAACGGCTAATGTCACTATCCGTATAAAGGGAGGAATCACAGAGGCTTAATGAAACTATTAAATAAAGAGCAAATATTAACAGCAAAGTTAAAAACAAAAAAAGTGGATGTGCCTGAATGGGGTGGAACGGTTTTAATCCGAGAGCCGGACGGCCTTGAACGTGCCGACTTTGAATTATTAAGCACAAAAGCTGGAACCGATGATAATATTATCCGTGAAATTCGAGGTTTTTGTGCTGCAAAATGTTTGATTGATGAAAAAGGTAATCGGTTATTTAATGACGATGAAATAAAGTCATTAAACAAAACCAGCGCAAATGCTTTAGATCGGATTATTGATGCTTATCGTAACATGGCATTAATTGATAATGACGATATAGAGCAAGCCGCAAAAAACTAACAACCCAGTCTAGACGACTCGACTATTTTAATATTGCATTTAGACTGGGTTATCCACATCCTGATTTATTTTTAAATCAATTAACGACTACACAGTTAACAGAAACGCTCGCGTATTTATACATTGAATCCGGTAATTATAACAAACGTCATAACAGTGCTAAAAATTTAAAACACAGTTTAGCCCATCTTGTAAAAAAGAAAGAGTGATTTATGGTTGCAAAAGTTGGATCGGTTGTCGTTGATATTAGAACGAATACAGCAAAGTTTAATCAAGGGATTAATCGATCTCAAAAATTAATCGGTGGCTTTGGTAATTCAATAAAAAAGTTAACGGGTATTCTCGGTATCTTTGCTGGTGCGACAGGTTTGGGTTATGTCATAAAGCAAAGTTTAGCAACTGCTGATGCTATCGGAAAAGCAGCCGATACTGTTGGTCTTGGTATCGAATCATTTCAAGAATTGCAACACGCCGCAGAATTAGCCGGTACGGAACAATCACAATTCACGTCAAACATGACGGCTTTCATTAAACGTGTCGGTGAAGCAAAGGCCGGTATGGGTCCATTAGTATCTGGCTTAAAAAATATTGATGCTGAACTATTAAAGTCGTTACAAGCAACAACAAATCAAGAGCAAGCTTTAAATTTAATGGCTGATGCCATTCAAAAAGCAGGAAGTGAAACCGAACGTGCAGCTATAGCCAATGCCGCATTTAGTCGTGCTGGTGTTGGCATGACGATATTTTTAAAAAATGGTTCAGAAGGTTTAGACAAAATGCGGAAACGCGCCCGTGATTTGGGTATTATCATGGGTAAAGATTTGGTTCGTGATGCCGAGAAAGCAAATGATCGCTTTAATGAATTAACAAAAACAGTATCCCGAAAATTTACAACGGTCATTGTTGAGAATTCAGGAACTATTGAAACCTTAATCGATTCTTTATTTGGACTAATTACAATATTTGGGAAAGTGGCTCGTGCATCTGAGAATGCCGGGAAAGCTTTATTTAATTTCTTTAATCCAAATCGCGTTAAATCACGTTTTGAAGAATTAAACGACGAAATTGAATCATCACAAAAACGTATGGATTTGTTGATGACGTTAGTCCAGCAAAGTGGTGGCAGTGCCGGTGATAATCGTATTATTGCCATGACAAGCGAATTTAATGCTCTAGGTAATACCATTCGAAAAGCACGTGAGGAACAAGAAGCATTATTATCAACAGCAAAAGCAGCTACAGAAAAGAATGATGCTCAAGTGAATGGTGATCAACAACCATCTCCGGATCAAAATACTCCTGTTATCGATAAAGCACGAGCTGATGCACAAGCCAGGTTAACTATTATTCAGGAATCCTTGTTAATCGAAAATGAAACAAAAGCGAAAGCATTAGAAGATCAGTTATTTTTTGCTGAAAGTGCATTTCAAGATATGTTAATTACTGAGCAACAACGTGCTGATGTCGTTTTAGAATTAACCAAAAATCTTGAAAATGAGAAAACGAGAATAGCACAAGAGGCTGAGGATAAAAGGAAATCTTTACTTACCTCAACATTATCGACTACCGCTAATATTTTAAAGCGCGGATCTTCTCTTATGAAAAGTGAAGGAAAAAAACAAAGTGCAACTCAAAAAGTTTTAGCGAAAGCATCAATTATAGCTTCAACAGCACAGGCAGTTATGAGCGGTTTAGCAACTCCACCGCCACCACTCGGATTTGCACTAGCCGCGATAATGGCTCTTGAAGGGGCGAAAAATTTATCGAAAGTTGGTGGCGGCTCATCAAGTAGTGTGCCGAGGTCAATATCTAATTCTGTTACAGACTTTAATGATCAACCATCAAGGGTAACTAGCGATCAAAATTTACCCAATAAATCGACTCAAGTCATATTTACTGGGGATATGTTAGGTGAAGATTTAAGCGAGCGTCTTGTCGATATCATCCGTAATGCAACCAATGAGCGCGATATTGTTGTTTTTGATTCAGACAGTCGTCAAGCACAAGAAATTCGCGAGGCCAGTTAATGCCGTCCGTCACTTATACTGTTTT